TGTGGCAACTCATTTTCTATAAAATCGTTTGCAGTTTCCGTATTATTAGCATGAGAATATTTTGTTTCCCAATTATACTGACCATTTTGAATGTCTGATATTGATACCATACTGTTTTAATCTTCTTTCAATCCTCCTTTTCATTAAACTGACGTGAAATCCATATAGGCTCTGATTTTATAAACCAACCCTCCTGCAACATCTGCACACGTGACATTGGTTCGGTCATTTCAAATGATATATTCTTCCCACAACGAGCGCAATTGCATTCCTTAATCACTACGTATCGGCGTTTATTGTTGACCAGTGAGGCTGCGTACATTTCCTCTACGTGTACGTGTCCAAATAGTTTGCAAATTAATTTCTTAATCATAATTTTCCGATTATTTAAAAGATTCTATTTATTATCAACGCTGCTGCAACTCCCCAGCCACTGAATGCTATTGTGTATGCAATCCATCTTGCCATAGAAAACCTCTCCAATGCTTCAGCATAGCTATTTTTGAATTTAATTGCATCACCAAAATGATTCTCAAAGGCTTTCGTGCAGGCATCAAACAATATCCTTTCTATTTTCCTACGCCCTTTCTCTGTGATGATGGCCTTAAATCCGTCATTCTTATACAAGCCGTTCTCACATGAGAAAACATCAGTGTAGTAAATAGTGTCTCCGTTGTATTTATCTTTAAGTCCTACTCTAATATCAACTCGAAAGACACCTCGTTCTTGGTAATATTTCTCTGCTAAATCACGTATTTTCGTATCGTTCAATTCGGCTTTCTTTTGAAGTCGATCATACTCATTCTCGCTTAATTGCACTATTCTATTTCCCATACTAAATTTCTTTTAATCTAAATAAATCAGCCTGTGTTATACCCTCGAACCAATTAGGCATCATCGGGTCATGCTTGTAGAATCTTTCGTATTGCTCCTTAGGTATTTTCCACTGACTTTCGTCATATTGGAAAGCCCAACCCGTTCCAAACTTTTCTACCATTTTATCACGAGCCTCGCCGTAAGTTTCGGCTTCTTCAACGTGATAACAGTTGTGATGTTGAACGTCCCGAAAAGGGAATGTAAAATAATATCGTTCCATAATTATCTTCTTTTAGGTTTATTCTTTCGCTTTCTATTCCTTTTGTTGGCGTATGGCGTTGACCCACTACGACTCTTTTTAGGCGCACATACAACTCTGTGCAAATACTCGTCTGCAACATTCGGTCGAATGATAAATGGGAAATAGTCAGTAAATTGTTCCATAGTCAATATATTCGCTTAATAATTCCCCGTACTTAGTAGAGAATGAAGTTTCATAGTCTTTCATATATGGTTGATACACATCTATTCGACCTAAAACTTGTGTGTGTACATATCGCAACCACTTTGTTTTAAGAGGCACATAATTTCTGTATGCTTTGCAAGCCTTTTTAATCTTGCGTGGAATTAGTTTGCTCATAACTTTATCTCGTTTCGTTCTAATAATTTTCTGTAATACTCATTCTCTTCTTCGAGTTCGGTAATGATACCTTTCAAGCGTTTAACCTCTACATTGTAGCGGTCACGCTCAAAACTCTCATAGGTCGTGCTATGACAGGTACAGCGTTCAATGTCGTTACTTACAGCTACTGCTATACAACCAGGGATAAGAACTTTGCCGACACCTTTAATCTTTTCGTAATGGCATTTCATTTTCTGTAATTAAAGATACCTTTTCTTACTCCCTCTCTGCGCATAATAGAGCAGAGCATTGCAACCTCGCCCATATTCTCACATATAACCTCATCAGCTTCCTTTATTTTGGAAATGCCAGAACCATCCCATTCGAGTAATCCCCAATGCGTGGGCAATTCCTCTATGGTGACCATTCCTTTGGGGACAAGATAGTATCGCTTGTTGCCGAGAGCATACTTTCTGTACTCCTCATCATCGGTTCTGAAAATCTTTTTCTTATCTTTTAGAAAATCAGCACGAGAGGTCTTTACCTCTATCAGCATAGACTTAAAGCCTGTTGTTCCCCATACATCAGGATTTTCAACATTAACTGTACAGAGTTCTACTGCTACCGTGTGATATGTGCCCCATTCTTGTTTGCGCATCCATTTTGCACCCTCGCAACAGAGCCTGTAATGTAAACTGTCAGTCTTACTCATCTTGTTATTTCTTATAATGGAATTTCGTATCTTACAAAATAACGATGTCTCCGCCATCTTTTGTAACGCAAGATATATCGCAATAATCACCGACATCTCCATACTGATGCCGTACTTCAACATCTCCGTACTTTTCGTACATTTCTTGAAGTGCCTTTTGTAATTCTAATATTGTCATAACTCGAAATTATCTTTACTTATTAGAAACCTACTGCGTCAAACCAATTCATAAGTTTACCATTGCTTTTTAACCGATACTTCCATCTACCTGTAATGAAAAAGTGTATGGGGCTTGTTATCAACATAATTATAAATGTAATGAAAGCAAAAGGCATAGATAACCTAACAAGCAGAGACACGGGTTTCTCTTCGGTAGTGTAAAATTCAATACCAAGTTTTCTAAACCTATCTACCATTTCTTCATTACTTACATTTTTAAGTTCAGGAAATGTTTCCTCAAACTCAGGAATATAGTGCATATACCCATTTGAACACACTCGCCTTAACTCTGTAAACATAATTTTTGAAATCATAGCCCCAATGCTTGTTTAATTTGTTTCTTATAGTGTTCGTTAGCTGCCTGCTTGGCATCTGAAAGTGAGATATAACGACTGATATAATAGCTATTACAGAATAAATTAAATTCGTTGTAAGCAAATTCTATCCTGTAAAACCAGTTAAAAACTGTTACGGCAAGGTGTGGACCATCTTTGTAAACTCTTTGCCACTTCAATTTAGGTATATTCTCAAGGCAGCTCTCACGTCCTGCGTTGAAAGCTGCCTCAATATCTTTTTCTTGATACAAAGGCATATTAGGGAATTTTCCTTCTTTGAAGTATAGTGCAGAACCTGATACTTTATCGAGGTATTTCTTTGCTGAATTATTTTGTTTCATTCATCATTTCTTTTAATTGACTTTCAAGCCTGTTATATATTTCTAAACTTCTGTCAAGTTCTTTTTTTATCTTTCCCATAGCCTCATATTCTTCTTTCTGCCCAAGCAAGTGAAGCTGTAGCCTTAAATGTTCGATATGAATACCAATAGCATTGAGATTACACCTTGTTATTGCTTCGTTTAGCTCTCCGAAAGACTCATACATAGCCAATGACCTAAGCTCCATTCTTTTCAGCCATTTGGATAGGGTTAAACAGATTATAGCCACCGCAGAGCAGTTTATTGCAAGTATTAAACCATTGATAAATATTTTTAGTTCATCCATTAACTTAAATTTTATACGTGTGGAATAAAACTATCTGAACACAGAAGTATAACCAGCTTAAAAACACTATCGAAAAGATTCTTTTCCTTACATTCATAATTATAAGTTTGCCTTCCTCTTGTTATACAAAATTCTATGGAACCACCTTTGTACCTTGAGATAAACAATGTTCCTGACGAAGGCATTAATTGTAATAGTACCCCAAGTGTCCATGCTGGATAGTCCGCCTGTTCCTTATCTCCCTCGTCACAGACTTCAGGGAAAGGGAATCCAAGTGGCCAATACATGTCTGCAGTCTTTCTTTCTATTCCGAGTTTTAGTAATTCTTCCCCTTGTTTCTTTGTCGTACATATTTTCTCCATAATAAATCAAATAATATACTTTAATATAAGTGGCGCTCCGAGACAGCGCCACTTTTAAGTTAAAAAGATTAAAGATTAAATGCTGTGCAAGGACGTACATAGCCACTGTAGGACTTGCCGCCGCCGTGCAAGTGGCCACTACCAAAGTACAAAATCCAACTGCCATGCTGACTATTCTCGCTACATGACNCTGTGGGAATAAACTCCCCCTCATTGAGAGGAATGTCAGTACCAGCTTCTACGATGTGTTTCGTGTGAGATTCTACATCCCAGTCGAAAATAGAATCAATTTCGCCCTTATATAGAGGGCTCTCAGCTTCGCATTTATCACTATCACTGACAAGAGAATATTGTTTTGGTAAATCTCTCAAAGCAATGGCGAATCTATGTCCCTGAAAAATAACCCCAATCTTTGCTATATTTTTCTTCGGATTGCTTCCAGTAAATTCCTCTGCATGTTCGTCCGCATAAACAAGCATAACCTTGTCTGCTTTTTCGTTTCCATCAACTTCTTCAGGATTATCATCTGCTTTCTTTTCACACTCTCTACAAAAGCTCTCTTTGTATTCCATTACGAAATCAAATGCTTCCTTTGCTTTTTCCACGCTTCCCGTACTTGTCAGTAGAGAAAACTTCATTTTCTGATTAAATGTTAATTCCATATTTGCTAAAGTTTAAAATTTAATATTTCCCACAAACTCTGTCATATATCTTTGCACAAAGCTCTATATCATAACTTGCGTCATGAAGTTTTACGTCGTCTACCTTTACTCCAAGTTCTTTTGCTACTGTAGCCTGTTTGAAGTCTACCATAAGATATCTCTTGCTTGCAAGGAATGGGGTCGCAAGAACTAAGCAATCAAATGAATTGGACCAAAAATAAGAACCGAAGTATTTAGAACCATTCCTTTCAAAGAAACTCCTTAAGAATTGATCATCAAAATGCCTGTTATTGTATCCTACAAGGAAAAATTTATCTTTCTTGTCGTATTTATTTACATACTTATTCAGCATATCTATAAATTGAGGGAATACCTCTTCCATTGGAGGATAGTTACTGATTTCCTCACGAGATACGTGTCCCACGTTCAGAGCCTCGTCGTCATACTCCGCCCCATTGTGTGGTGCGACTTTAAAGTCAAAGGTTTCAACGATAGAGCCATCTACAACAATTCGTCCAGACATTTGATAAACGCCATGTTTATCCTTATCAAGCCCAGTAGTTTCTAAATCATAAAATAATAGTTTCATAAATTAAAGTTTTTAAGTTCATTGATTATTTTCGTCTATTTCCTTTTCGAAATTCCATAACCCCAGTTTACCTTTTGCAGGAATAGGCTTCTTAAATAGAATTGGTTTACGGACTTTCCAGTTCCAAACATTCTTTTCAGCCCATATAGAGCTATCATTTTTTACACAATCATATATCTCTATCGAACCTATTATCATGCCGCGTACTAAAGATTTTCCGAAATCAGAATCCTCGATTTTAGCTTCACAAACGGCTTTTGCCTGTTCTTCTGTCAGAAAATCTGCAATAAATCCCGACTTTTGAGCTTTGCTTGCGTGAATCAGAATGCGTCCACGGAAAGTTGTTCTACGTGTCCTATTCTCAATATCTTTAATGCCATTTACGAGTAACGCTGCCCATGGCTGTTTTACAGACAACACCTTCATATTATAACCTCCTTATTGCTATTTTTTATTCTTTGTAAAAAAACCTACAACAAATAACACCTCGAGTATAACTGCCGTAATTACACCAGCTATAAAACAGATAACATATAACATAATTATTTTCCCTTGAATATATTAAACTTTGATCCTACACAGAAACCCAGTTTGAGGCAAGCGTAGTCTTCTGGAAGAAACTTTCTGATAGACTCTTTCCAATAGATTTTTACTTTTGCTTCAGCATGAGCCATTACTATAGAACATACTCTATCAACAAAAGAACATACACTTACTCGCGTATACGTCCCTTTGCTTACCCCCGATTGGAGTCCGATTTTATATATATCACAATTTCCAATAGTTTTTGCTATCATTTGGCATGATAGATTAAAATCAATTACCGGCTCAATACTTGCAAACGTTCTAATTCCTAATCTGTGACAGTACTCAAGAGCCCTTATTCTCTCTGAATTAGTTGCTGCACCATGCTCCATTGAGTCTATTCCTGTTAGAGTGAATCCTACACAAAGAAAATCCTTTGCTTTATCATTCTCAAAGATAAGTTCATTCGTATCTTTCTCATATATCCATCTTGCACATTTTGTTAGTACTGTAACAGGAATGTTCCTCGTTATCAGGTAGTCTATACAACGCTTTGTTAATGGCCATGTTTCTACAAGGCATGGATCCGTCATGAAAGAGAAGAATATGCCACCATTTCTTATGATGTTTGCTCGATTCAATAGAACCTCCTTTTTAAAAATACTATAAGCATCTTCTTCGCTTTTGAATACCTTTTTTAACTTAGGCTCACCTCCCCATACGGAAGATAGAACTCCATGCTTGCAGTAACAATAATCACAATCATTTGAACAACCTGTAAAGAAATTAGCTGCCCATTGAGAGTATTCACCAGCTTTTCCTGTTGGCTGATATATCGCTTTCCCACTGTATTTCGTTTTATCTTTTTTCATATTGATGTTTCTTAATAACCAAAGACAAGCATAGCAGCGTCACGCCCATGCTCACTTGTCCTACCTTCGTAATGACACAAAAATTTGAATGATTTGTCAGACATCTTGGTTGCATTATTTTTAGGCGCTACCATCTCAAAATTTACATTTTCATCTTTCAAGAAATCTTCCCATACAGAAGCATCCCTTTTTACAGAACCCGCGCCTTGCTGAACATTTCTCATATGCCCATCTTTCGCATACTTGTCATTGAACCATTTTCTTTGTCTGGCATCTTCCACTCTTATAATGAAATTATATCCCTTTCTCTTCCAAATTTTAATTAATTCCCTAACTCTGAATATTGCTTCATGAATCTTCATTGTCTTTACAAGAATAAAAGATTTATTCTTACAATCCCATTCCGCATAGCCAGTATGAACTCCTGTATCAATTCCTATGGCAAAGTCAAAAGAAGACTTGCGCTGTATTTCAGAAAAAATATCTCTCTTTTTTCCTACCATGACGCCTCCTCCATCTGCTCTTTGGTAAATAGCGGCTCAAAACAACGTGATTCACTTTCATCAAGGCCTTCAAAATGTCCTTTCGAAGGGAATGATTTAAGATATTCATAGAACCGGAAGAAAAGACTATTATCTTCACCCGTCCTATCTTCAAGAACAAGTAGAAGCTGATATACTCTATCCGCTTCATTAGCGAAGTCATTCAAATCTTCTTTGCTCAGTCCAGAAAAGGCTTTCAGTGCAGCTATAGCTTTCGTAGCTGTCTTGAAATTCTTTTTGTCTTCGTGTCTTAATTCGCAACCTGCCTTTTTAAGCCATTCGTCTGTATCTTGCAACGCGCTTGATAGTATTTCTGAAACTAAAAACAGAAGATTAAGCCTACAGTTTGCATTGAACTCTGTAGATTTGGATAAATCAAACTTGCCATTCGATGATTTGTTATATTCTTTCATTTTATTTATGATTAAAGAGTACCAATAAAGTTTCTAATTCATTATTTACACAATACTTATCATAGATAATCTCGTTTCCTTTGTAAATTCTAACAGCAGTAAGTACTATTCCAGATTCACGCATAATTCCGATTTCATCTGAATGAGCGATATTTTCTCTGAATGGATTCAGATCGTCAGCATTTGTCAGTTCACGTTGCTGAACTGTCTTCTTACTATTTTTTGTATCGAAGAATTCCAACTCGACTTTGTAGTTTCTGCTGATTAGAGTTGTGGGATTTGCTACTATTATGCTTTTGTTCATAGTGCTGCAAATTGTTGAAAGTCATTTTTTATTG